GATTGGTACAGTTCTACTGCTTACACTCGTCTTGCCCCTGGTGGGGGCGTTTTGGTTATTCTTACTCGTTGGCACGTCGATGATCTGGCTGGCAGATTGCTTGCACAGATGCGTGGAGACGGTGACAAGTGGGAAATTCTTTCATATCCAGCAATAGCGGTACATGATGAAAAATTTAGAGAAGAGGGCGAAGCGCTTCATCCGGAGCGGTATGACGAAGACGCACTGCATAAGATACGTCGAGCGATCGGACCGAGAGACTGGGGAGCGCTATATCAACAGAATCCCGTCGCACAGGAGGGAGCGATTCTTAAGAGGGAGTACTGGAACAGGTGGAACTCCCACCAACCGCCAGCCTGTGAGTACATCATCCAAAGTTACGATACGGCCTTCCTCAAGACGGAGACAGCCGATTTTTCCTCGATCACAACTTGGGGGATCTTTTATCCGGAGGGGCATCTCGGGCAGCATGAGATCCGGGAAGATGGGGAAGAGATAGATCGGATCTTTGATGGTAAGGAAGCACATATTATTCTACTCGATGCGATTAAGGGTAGGTATTCTTTTCCGGAGCTCAAACAGAAGTCACTGGAGCTTTATCAGTTCTGGCAACCTGACACAGTTATTATTGAAGGGCGTGGCTCGGGGATGCCTCTAACCCATGAGTTGAGAAGGATTGGTGTGCCGGTACAGAACTATACACCAGCGAGAGGGAACGATAAGACGATGCGTGCTAACTCTGTTAGTGATATCTTCGCTAGTGGGTATGTATGGGCTCCGGATGAGGATTGGGCTGAGGATTTGATTGAAGAGTGTCATCAGTTCCCGTCAGCTCCACATGATGATCAGGTTGACAGTACGACACAAGCACTGCTAAGGTTTCGACAAGGCGGGTTTATTCAGTTACACTCGGACTATGAAGAGGAATACGAACCTCGTTCTAGGAAGCGTGTTTATTATTAGAGGACATTAGAATGGCGTGGTCACTTGGTGTTAAAGGAATTCGGGCTCTGGTTAAGAAGTATGGACCAACGGTTGTTGATGATCTAAAGAAAGCCGGGCATATTAGTGCTGATATGGCGAAGGAAGCAGGGAGGGTTGTTAGTAAGGACGCACAAGCTGTGGGTAAGGCGGTTCAGAAATCCAAAACTGCTAAGGCAGTTAAAAGTAGTGCCACAGGTAGGGCTGCGACTAAGGCTGCGACCAAAGCTAGCAAGGCAGTTAAGAGATCCGGGATTGTTAAGAAAGTTACTCAGGTGGAACATGACATAGAGAAAGCTGCGAAGGCTGCTCGAAAGACATGGAAAGGTACCAAGAGTGGAGCGACTAAACCTAAGAAGGCTAAACCTACAGTCAAACCATCTAAGAAAACCGCAGCGCAACAGGCTAAGGATCTTGAGAATAAACCTAAGAAAAAGACGAAGTGGAATTTTGCGAAGGGTGGTATAGTCAAGACTAACTCAAACAAAGCCGATGGATGGTTGTAGATGCCTGTAGACAGAGCGTATGAGATTCCGGATGGGTCAATACCTATGCCGGACGAAGAGGTTTTTCTTGAAGAAGAACCGATGGTTGATGAAGGTGTCGAGGTCATAGAGGAGCCCGATGGTGGGGCTGTTATTGATTTCGCCCCCGGTACAGATCAGCCCGATCTATCTGAGGTAGGACATTTTGAAAACCTGGCAGATGTACTTGGTGCAGAGGTGCTTGAGGAGATATCTGCCGATCTAACTGATGCGTATAAGAAGGATGATGAGTCACGTTCCGAATGGAAAGAGGCTTATATCGATGGGCTTGAGCAGTTAGGTATTGGTTCAGAGGATCGAGAAGATCCGTTCCCCGGTGCAAGTGGTGTATATCACCCACTACTGGCTGAGAGTGTTACTCAGTTTCAGGCACAGGCGTATAAAGAGTTACTCCCAGCAGACGGTCCCGTTAGTACGAAGGTACTAGGTGCGGAAACACCTGAGCTCACGGATCAGGCGAACCGTGTTGCGGAGTTTATGAATTATCAGGTGATGGAGATAATGGAGGAGTTCGATCCCGATCTGGATCAGATGCTTTATTATTTGCCGATTGCCGGATCTGCGTTTAAGAAGACTTATTATGACGGGGTTGTAGGTAGACCGATTAGTAAGTTTGTAACCGCAGAGGATTTGGTGGTGAACTACGGAGCGACAAGTCTGCGTAGTGCTGATCGTATTACTCACGTTGTAACAATGAGTGGTAACGATATTCGGAAGAATCAGTATAACGGGTTCTACCGAGATACGGAGTTGGATGAGGCAGGGGAACTGAGTATCTCCGATATTCAGGAGCAGGTTGATGAGCTCCAGGGTCTTTCTGCTGTGCGCTTCGAGGGTGATGAGAACTATCGTCTGTTGGAGATGCACGTTAATCTCGACCTGGAGGGTTTTGAACATACAGGTCAGGATGGGCAAGAGACAGGAATTGCACTACCCTATATTGTTACGATTGAAGAGGATAGTGAGGTAGTCCTCTCTGTTCGCCGTAACTGGAAAGAAGGCGACCTGACTAATAAACGTCTTGAGTTCTTCACCCAGTATAAATTTACACCAGGTCTGGGTTTTTATGGATTTGGTTTAGTTCACATGATCGGAGGATTGAGTAAGTCGGTTACATCTATTCTTCGTCAGTTGATCGATGCAGGAACACTGGCTAATCTGCCCGGTGGGTTTAAGGCTAAGGGTATGCGGGTCGAGGGTTCTGACGAACCGATCTCACCCGGAGAGTGGAGAGATGTGGATACTCCCGGAGGTAATCTCAGGGAATCACTGATGCCACTGCCTTACAAGGAACCATCTGCAGTATTGATGCAGTTGCTCGGTGCGTTGACTGAGACAGGGCAGAGATTCGCATCTATTGCCGATGTGCAGGTTGGCGATACTGCAGGACAACAGCAGCCAGTTGGGACAACGGTTGCAATGTTGGAACGCGGGACTAAGGTGATGAGTGCAATCCATAAGCGGATGCACTACGCACAGAAGCAAGAGTTTAGAATTCTTGCCAGAGTTATCTCTGAAAGTCTGCCGCCACAGTATCCGTATATGGTTGCGGGCGGGGATCAGATGATTATGAAAGCAGATTTCGATGATCGTATTGATATTCTGCCTGTTAGTGATCCAAATATTTTCTCAATGGCGCAGAGAATTATTCTTGCCCAACAGCAGTTACAAATGGCGGGTCAATCTCCTGAGATTCATAACCTTAGAGCTGCATATGTGAGTATGTATAAAGCCATGGGTATTGATAATGTTGATGCATTGTTAGTGCCAGAGGATAAACCTCAACCAATGACTCCTGCCCTTGAACATGCAAGAGTGCTAGAGAATAAGAAGCTGGTGGCAATGGGTGGGCAGAATCATATGGCGCATATTGAGGCGCATATTCTCTTTGTACAGAATCCTGCCGTTAATCAGAATCCTGAGTTTTATGCCAACGTAGTGCAGGACGTGATGCAGCACATTGGGCTCTTGGCGCAGGAACAGGCACAGGGCCAAGGACAAATGGCACCTCCTCAGCAGATTCCACAAGGGTTTGCTGATGGTGGGTTTGCGCAACCAGTTCCGCAGTTGCCTCAACAGCAGCCAATGCAGCAAGGACCTTCCGTTGAAGAAGTGGAAGCACAACTTATTGCTGAGATTCTCCCACGTCTTGCTCCACCTCAACCTAAAGATCCATTGGTTGAGCTGCAGGACAAGCAGATTGAGATGCAGCGAGAGAATAACAAACTGGATTATGAAGCGGATATGGCTCGGATTGAGCAGCAGGGAGATATTGCAGCAGCTAAGGCTACGATTGATACTGCCAAACTTGAGAGCCAGGAAGATGTGGCGGCGGCCAAGATCGCAGCCGATATTCACAAGGCAGATCAGAAAGCTCAGATTGAGGGGGCCAAGGCAGAGATGGCTCATGTTGAGAAGATCACGCAGAACATTGATTCGATCACGGGGAATTTGACAGATGGCCAGTGATTGGGAACGACAGGCTGAGCAGAAAGCACTACAGCGTCAGTTGGCAAAAGAAAGAAGATCTGAGGCTGATGATCTTACTTCTCGGAAGGAGAAGAAGAAAATGACTGAAAGTCGTAAGAAACATTCTAAAAGCAGGGATACTAAATTGAGCCCAACTAAGAATCGAAAGAAACCAATGGCTAAGAAAGTTAAATCGAAAAAGCCAAAAAGCAAACGTCTTCCTAAGTCAGTTAAAAGACTTGCAGGTAAGGTTGTCAAAAAAGCAGCCTTCCCTGTAGTCCTTGGTAAAGTAATTGCAGAAGAAGGAATGGAAGGTGCAGGTAAAATGCTCAAAGACGAGGCACAGTATTTTACATGCACAGGTGATAAGAATATATGTAAAGATATAAAAGAGACTGGACGTGCTGTGAAAAAAGCAGCGGGGTATGCAAAAGGTGGGTTAGTGAAGAAATCAACCACTCGATGTAAGTGTAGAGGGGGTGGTAAAGCCACACAAGGTTTGGGTTTTAATAAGTGAGAAATTAATTATGAGCAGAAGAAGAATTGTAGAAAAAGGCTTTAGGTGGGTAAAGAAACAACTTAAAGATGGTACAACTAAAAACGTTCGCGTACCTATTAAACCTAAAATTACTAAACCAGGGGGTGCTTGGGCGCAAGGTGCCAAGAGGATACCCGCAGACAAGAAGCTAGCCAATGCTAAGGCTAGGCGTGAACTCGTAGCAAAACAGGTCGCCAAGAAAAAGGAAGAGGCGGCTTTGGTTAAGAAGAAAGAACGCGCTGAAGCTATGGAGCGACACAGGGAGGCGATGCGTAAGAAGAGAGCAGAGAATCAACCGCAGACTCAACCTAAACCAGAGGAAAGTCCTACTTTTAAGAGCCCTAAAAATAAACCTAAAAATAACCCACCTAAAATTAATCAACCAACAGGTAAACCTAAACCTAAACCTAAACCTAAACCAACAGCGGCACAGCAGAAGGCACAGCAGAAGGCACGTAGTGATGCAGCCAAAAGAGCTGCTGCGACTCGTAAAGCTAATGCAGCTAAAAAAGCTAAAGACGCGAAAAGAGCTAAACGTAACGCACGGAATAAAAATATCGCAGCAGCCGCCGCTGCCACATGGGCAGGGCGTGAGTGGGCGAGAAGTACTGCAGGGAGTGATAAACCTAAGAAGTCCGCTCCTAAAAGCATTCCTCCTAAGAAGAAACCTAAAGTAAGTGCAGACGAGGCAAATCGTAGATCAAACGCATATATTGCCAAGAAAAAGAGAGACGAAGCCAAAAAGCGTAATGAGGAAGCGAAGG